AGCACGCAACTTGTCGATTAGACGCTCATCACTCTGCTTGAGGAACGACACCTCAAAAGGCAACAGCAACATCTTGCTGCTAAGCCCCTGACCCTTGTTGGGCAACCTAGGAATCTCGTTGGACTGAACCATAGGCTTGGCATCAATGGTTACATTACGCACCATTGACAACCCCTTACGGTCGATGTCAATACGATCCTGACCCAGAATGCTCTTGAGCACCTGTGTACACCGCTCGCCATCCTTGCTGTCCAACTCACTGACCTCATGCACGCACAACACGCGCGATGACTGCAACCCATCCAACCCAAACCGGTTACTGAGGCTGTACAGGCTGGTACCGATGTACGCATCCAAGCCCAACAACGACTCCAACACCTTGGCAATCGTGCCCTTACCGGACCTGACCTTGCCGTACATCAGCAGCCACCGTGCATATCGGTTGTGTGGCAGCAGGCAGTACCCAAACCACCGCTGTAGCAGGTCTTTCCAACGCTCATCGCCACCACTCCACTCGTCTAGGCACCGTGCCCACACTGGATACTCAGCGTCAGGGTCGTAGTCACAAGGCACCACGATGGGATCAAAGTATGTCTCGTCTCGATCCATAGTTACCACGTTCCCACCCTCTACACAAACCAGTTGGTTTTCGAAACTAATAGTGCACTCGGGGTCAATATCCTCGCTACGCCCCAAGAAACAAGGAATCTTGGTGTAGGGGATACGGGTCTTGGCAGTAATCGCCTCCATGACGTTACTGACCTTGGCGGAGTCCACGCCATATCGGGCTGCGACAACTTGACCGTTCACGGATCTGCTGACATACATGTCTTCCAACAACACCCAACAGGTGTCACGGAGCCAGTCAGCATCACGGATCATCCACTTGTCTGCGTTCCAGACGTAGTATGCTCCTTGATAAGTCCAGAGTCCCGGTCTTTTTTCCGGGGTTCGAAAATGAGTATGTAGCAAAGCCTCAGCAATCTTGGCTGGCTCTGCGTGTTGAACTGGGTTAGATTGGGTACCAATCAAAGGAACCTCCTAATGGTGCAAAGTGTAAGTACAAGTGGAAACATCGCAGCCGCTCTGATGGCAGCAACGCGAGAACGAGAAGAGACGAGACGGCGACTTGCTGCCGAGCAAGCAGCAGCCGCTATGAGAATGGTCGGAAAAGACCGTGACGACGGGGACGACGGCGAAACGGAAAAAGAGTTGGAAGGGTTGGCGACCTCGCCTGTTCGACCAACCAATGCTGCAGAGCCGCCTAAGCGTGGACCAACCCAGAAAGAACTTATGGATCGCCAATACGAAGGCGGTGTTGAGGCGGAGCGCAAGCGACGAGAAAAGAAGGCCGCAGATGCCAAGGCTAGAATGAAGGAAGGCCAGGAGAGGTTGTATCGCGCCAACGAAAAAAAGAAAGGCCGAGGCGGATTTGCGTATGGCCGTAGTTCCGAACTTGGTAGAGCCCTTGAGGTTGCTAGAGAAGAGGGCGGACAAATGGCTGTTGACGACTTTCTTCGTAACCAGTTCCCTGAGTTTGCCGAAGCCCAAGACAGCGGCATGGCCACCAACCCCACTCAGGCAGAGCGGAAAGCGGCTATGCGTCGGGACGCCAACCGCAGAGGCAACAATGCTCGTGACTTCCGCGAAACTTTTGGACAAGATGCGTCTAGTGTCCGCAACCGCTTTGGTGATAACGCTGCTCGGTTGATGCGAGACCGAATGCTTCTTGCTGAGGCTCGGACTCCTAGTTACGACATGGGTGATGTGATGCCTGAAGGTTTCCACCGCTTAGATCCTGACGTCCAAAGACTTAGAGTTCGTAGGGGTCAGGAGCAAGGGCGTGTTACTGACGCCGAGATGGCAGGTCTCTTGGCTGGCGGAGACGTTAGTGAGGCTACAGGCAAGGCTGGAATGGCTATGCGAGGAGCCTTGGGTCAAGAGACTCCGGCTGAACAGGCCATGCGTCTTAGCGAGCAAGGCCGTGCTTTTGAAGCGCAAAGGGCTTTCGATGCTGGCGGCGCAATGGGCAACGCTAACCAGCAAGGCTTTGGTCGTCCCGAAGATGCAGCCACGCGCAGGGGAACCGCTTTCCGGCCAAACGTATTTGGGGCGGCTGCCCAAGGGCTTGGGGATTACTTCCAAGATCCGCTGGGAACAACCGTAGATTTCTACGACAGAAACATCGTCAGCCCCGCTCGGGACCTCTTTGGCGACATTCTGGATAGAATTATCCCACGATAACACAGAGGCGAACAATACCAGGTATACCAGGCATGAGCAAGTCAGATCCCGAACAAACTTACATTTCTTTTGGCTCGGGTGTGAGGATGATGGCAGAGGACTTCTACATCGAAGCCATGGGCAACGGTGTTACCAAACGAGGCTTTAGGGCTTTGTGCCGCAACCTCATGGTGCCCATGATCGAGATCGGCAAGACCCGGTACATCGACATGCTCCGTTTCGAGATTGCTATGACAGCCATTCTCCGCATCGGAGAAGAGGACTTCTTTGCCCCTGGATGCCAGTCTCTGGCCCAGAATCGCAAGCCCAAGAGAGGCAAGACCAAGTTGGACGCTGAGGCCGTCCTTGCCAACTACGAAGAACTGGCCAAGGAACTGCTGGCTGCCAAGCGCGTCAACGGCGTCGAACTCACACGTGCGGTGCAGCAGACAACCCGCGCCGCAGCAGAGCGATTGCGTGATGCAGCGTTCCAGTTGGCACCTTCTAAGGCACAGCAGCGCAGAAGAAAGGATCTCAAACTATGAAAAAGAAGGCTGAGCCTACTGACGCGGTATTTGGTTTCTTCTCTATGGAGGGTGCCGCCTCTGGTATCAACGCGTCACGTTTTGACATCAAAGAAGAACTAGAAACTACTGTTCAACATATCCGCGACCCTGATGCGAAGATATCTCTTGCCGGTCTTCGCCACTTTCGCACCATTATGAAAGATGTTGCACAGGCAAACGGAATGGTTGGTAAAGTCTCTGAGGTACATGAGGGTGTTGGGCAGGACGGACAACCCGTTCGTCGTGTATTGTCAACCCAAACACTCCTCCACAGACTTCAAGAGGCACCAGACAGTGGCCAAGAAGACAACGAAGCGCAAAACCGTATCGAACACTACACCAGCAAAGAAGAAGCAGAGGCCGATGATTGTTCAAAAAGTAGCGGATTACCTAAGCACGCTGACTCCACTACAACTGAACCAGCACGCCCTGCCGACGCTGCAGGACATGGCTTTGCAGGACCCGGTGAGGGACTGGTGCAAGAGCCCAGAGGAAGCAGCGAGCCGGATTCATAAAGAGTTGTTTATCGAAGGCGGACCTTTGCGACACCAATACGAGGCGTTGGTCCATGTCCTCTCGATGCGATCTCTTGTTCGTGAAGACGTTGCTGCCTTATCACACGCGACAGCCCAGACTGCTGCACGGTCTGCGTTCTTGCGTTGGGCGATGGAACTAGATTGACAGCCAAGATTATCCAACAGAAGGGGAACCCTTACTATCCGCTTCCTGCGGATTACGGGGAACTTTCTGAGGACGGTCAACGACAGGCGCGAACAAACGCTTGTCGTTTATTCCTTGTACCAGGTATCACATCCCGACAAGCATCCAAACTATATGTAGATAGTTTGAGATTCTTTGATTTTTGGTACCTACATCCCGACCTCGATGTTGAGTTCGATCCGATGTTCTATGATGACGCACCTCTTGCTACACCAGAGATGCACTACGACATCGCACGACAATGGGCAAGCCAAAGACTTTCTATCGCAATCGCGCCTCGAGGCTCCGCAAAATCAAGTCTCGTAAAAAAATCAATCCTGCTAGAAACTTTGGCCCGCCCGAAGTTCAGCGTGCTTTATGCAACGTCGACAGGGGACAACACCAAAGGCGTTGGTCAGAGCATCAAGGACCAGTACACTTTCAACGAAAGAATAAACGACGACTTTGGGCCAGAAACGCCCTCAGGTCGTCTGGTTCCAAAGCGTGGCGAGGCTCCGTACGGGAATACTCACATGCAACTCATGAACGGAAGTTGGCTAAGGTGCATCAGCGCGGAGTCAAAACAAAGAGGTGGCCGTCCAAGACTGTACATTCTGGACGACCCAGAGTATGACCCCAAGGCGTCTACCTCTATGTCGTTGGTTCGTGAGTACATGGATCAACTTCTATTCAAAGTTGTTCTTCCCATGGTTATGCGTGCGGGTTGTGGCGCGCGATGGCTTGCCACCTTCGTGTCTCGTCGACACTTTGCATGGCACGCTATGGATGTGAACGACGGTAAGGCCCGCGACCCGCGTTTCAACAAGTGGGACCGCATCATTATCAGGTCAGAATATGAAGACTCCAAAGGACAAAAGCGAAGTTGCTGGCCCGACATGTGGCCAGCCACCAAACAAGAACGCCTTGAACTGGCAAAAAAAAATAGCCGTTTCGAAAAGTGCGTGTCTCTTGACGAAATCAAAGAGACCATCGGCACTGCCAACTATCTCTCCGAATACATGGCAAAGCCTGGTTCGGGCGACGAAGTGTTCTTCCCAAACCTAGAAGAAGAAGTACACGGATACCACTTCGAATCTCCGGACCTTGCGTTTGAGCAAGACCCTCGCAACTCCAACACCACCGTCGTATACCACACTCAGCAAGATGGCGAGTGGGTGCAAGTCAAGAAGTCCCTTGCCTCCCTGCTTGCAAGCACTCGTCAGTTTATGACAGTCGATACGTCTTACACCGCAACAAAAGACTCGGACTCCAAGGTCTGCACCTTGATGGCGGTGGACAGCGACAACAACCTGTTTGTCCTAGACATGTGGTCGCAGCAGTGTCAGCAACAGAAACTGGTCAACGCAATCCTGCATATGGCTGACCGCTGGCGTTGCCCTACTGTGCACATCGAGGCAATCAAAGAAGGCATTAGCGTATACGACGACCTGATGTCTATCGTCACCACCAAATCTGCAGACATGGCGGAGGTAGACTTCTTACCACGAATCCGTAAGTTCAATCCGGGCATGACAGCCAAGACAGCAAAGATTGCATCGCTGCTCAGACGCTTTGACTATGGCCGTATCAAGATGCCTATGCGTGAGAGATACCAGAAGCCATGGCGGTCACTGTTTGATCAGATCGAGCAGTTCAACCCTGAGGCGCGAGACGGTGGTCTCCAGCACGATGACGAACTCGATACCGTATCTATGTCGATGTACATCATCCGAGGACGCACCATGAAGCGTGTTGAAGAAGAAGTAGAGATAGACCCTGTAGACCGCTTGCGTCAGGGTGAGTACTACGACAGTTTTGGCAACCCTATTGCGTTTGGCTTAGATATAAATAAACTAACTCCAGAGGACATCCAGATGCTTATGCAAAGGAGGCAAGACGATGCAGGAGGATCTTCCAAAGTTTGAACTAGGAACTGAGCACGTCGTTGTGCCAGTGCGTTTTTTCAACCAGATCATGGAGGTGTATTACCACCACACCGCAGGACGCTTGGTCAAAGAGGAGCCTCCGCCTACGGAAAGTCCCGCCTCTCAGCGGATCCCAATAGATTTGAATCTAAATGATGTGACCTTGCAGTCTCGTGGTGTCCCGCCGGGATACGTTCCACGAGGAGCGGCTGCACCTAAGGAAGAGTCTGACGACAGTGGCACTTGATAAATACAAACTGACCAAGAACCCACAGGCACTCTGTGATCTCATTAACACCCATGTTGACCGAGAGGAGAGCCGTCTCCAGTATCGGTACACCACCTGGGCCTTGGCGTGGTACTACCTCAATGGTGCTCGACGTTTTGATTTGTTCGACCCCACCAGCGGCATGGTGCAACCGCACTACCTAGACGAAAATGGAAACATGGAGTATCAGAGCCAGGAACTTCTATCGGCTATTGATAGGGTGTCTGGTATTATCAACTCCATGGACGTACGGCCCAAGATTAACCGTACGGGATCTGCCCTTACACACATTCGTGATCGTGCCATCGGGCAGGTCATCGCAGATGCGATTACGAAACAGGATCACCTAGATGATGTTCTGTCGCAGTTTGCGCACATCTTTGTCACGTTGGGCTCTTGTGGTATTGCAGGCCACATTACTGACCACCCCACAGTTGGTCTTACCACTGATTACGAAGTTGTCCACCCGAGAGAACTCTATCCTTTCCCTTCGCTCGGGCATGACTACACCAAGCAGCGTGGTCTAATCCGTGAGCGTGTCGTCCCCTTAACATATCTCGAAGAGATCTTTGGTCGCCGGGTACGCTCAAACCTCCAGAAGATGTACTACTTTGAGGTAGAAGCAGGCGAAGAGATCGACCCATACGACGGCGACGACGCGCCTGGTGCATCCTTTGGTCCTCGGTACAACACCAGCAAGACAGGTTACGGCGGCGACAACAAGAAAGAAACCACACAGAAACTTGTACGCATCCGTGAACTGTGGCTGTTCAGCACCCACGACATGGTGGACCGGTACGTTGTGACTTCCGGTGACTACGTGCTGGACGACAAGGAGTTTGATGGTCTAGAGGTGTACTGCCCCATCGGCTTTGCACGCTTTATGGAGACCGGCACGTTCCACGGCAACGGTCTGTTCGACCTGCTGTTCTCCGTGAATCGTGAGATGGAAAAGTTGATGAAGTCTCTCTTCAACAACATCCGCGATATTGATCAGTATGGCATCCTTGTGATGCCTCAAGGTCAGTTCAACGAGCGTGCTGCTTTGCGTGACGTAGGCCGTGGCCTCCGAGTCCTGCCCTACGAACCAGATGCGGTAGACCCTGGCTTCCGTCCGTTCAACATTGCACCGTTTAGTTCTGGCGAGATCCCTGGCAAGACAGCCGCCTTTGCTAAGCAGATGATGGACCAGATCAATCCATTCCGTGACCTTGCTGCCAGCAAGGGGCGTATCGACAGTGCTGCAGGTCTTGGCTTCCTTGATGA